TTCAAACCGCCTCTACGGAGATAGATACTCTAGCAGATGCTCACAGTGAGTATATTAGTCTGAATAGAGGTGCATACGGTGATTCGCAGAAGAATATGAACGGTCTACGTACACAGACACAAGGTATCACTCGAGCATACCATGAGATACTCGAAACAACACAGCATGAGGTTATATTACACGGAGACATGGGTCTTAATCCTGGTCGTGTTATATATCTTAAGCTACAGAGAGCGATGGACCCACAGAATTTTAAAGACCTACTCGAAAAGAATCCACGAGATATATGGGACGAGCACTTATCAGGTAAATACTTAATTACCTCAGCGATACATACATTCGAAAATGGTAAATACTATACTAATGTTAAGGTGAAGCGAGACTCTTTCTCGATTGATATAGATAATATATAGACATGAATAGCGAAGACTTTATATACGGAAAAGGATTCCACTGGTTTACTGGTGTGATCGAAGATATATATGATCCAGAAGAAATGGGCCGGTATAAGGTTCGTTGTTTTGGTTACCATACTGACAATAAGGAACATATCTCTACAGAAGATTTGCCTTGGAGTCATGTTATGTTACCAATTACTTCAGCGAGTATGACTGGTATAGGGCAATCAGCGACTGGTATATTACAAGGAACATGGGTAGTAGGCTTCTTTCGTGATGGTTCTTCAGCGCAGGATCCCCTTATATTAGGTACACTGCCATCAAAAGCAACACAAGATCCTGACCGCGAGCGTGGCTTTAATGATCCAGATGGTATATATCCACGTTCTAATTATATAGGTTCAGAGCCTGATACACCAAGAGCAGCACGTAAACAGTATTCTGATTCACAGCCCTATATGGCAAAGGAGGACTTAAGGCAGGAAGAGATTGAAACAGCGACTCCACCGCGTGTTACTTCTATCTCTCCAGATAAAGACGATACCTATTATGAAAGATTAACCTGGGAGAATCGTAAGCTCAAAGAGATCATTGGTCCTGTCTATCCTGCGAATCATGTAACAGAGACTCAATCAGGACATATAATGGAAGTAGACGATACTTCTGATCTCGAGCGCTTATCGACGTTCCATACATCTGGTACTTACGAAGAGGTAATAGCTAACGGAGACAAGACCGTTACAGTCGTTGGTGATGAGTACGAGGTAACCTTCCGCAGTAAAAACATGTACGTAAAGGGTAACGTGAATTTAACTGTTGATGGTAATATGAAAACTCTTGTCAAGGGTAACTATCATCTCGAAGTAGAAGGAGATAAAACAGAATATGTCAAAGGTACACGTACAAGTAAGATTGGTCAGAACGAATTAATCGAAATCGACCAAGAGCGTAGTATTAATGTAGCAGAGAATTTCACGTCACGGATTGGCGGTAACGAAATAAGAGATGTAATCGTCGACAGTACTACTAACATTACCGGCCATTACAATATGAACATTATCCTCGACTCAAAAACGGTGGTTAACGGATCAACTGCACAAACCGCGATTGGAACCTTTACTGTAAACTCTGTTGGTAAGATGACCTTTGTATCGAACGAAGACTATAAGGTTGATACGAATGCAGCGATTGATGTTAACTCTAAAAATAATATTACGATAGCAGCGAATAAAACCGGAGGTGGCGGTGCTATTGATATGGATGGATCTCGAATTGACTTAAACTAATATGGCTATTAATTGTTCTAGTAATGCTCTCCTTGATACTCTGAATGCAAAGAAGGAGGCTTTGAATGCGAAGGTTGCCGAGTTATCTTCTTTAGGCGCGGCGGCTATGGCTGATCTTCAGGCAAAGGCAGATGAGATGAAAGATGCTCTGCTTGCCGCGATTCCGGTGCCTCCCGTAATTCCTAACTTCAAAAAAGAACTTGAGGAGTTACGTGATAAAGTGGGTGCAGAACTTGCAGAGGCGAAGGCAGCTTTTAAAGAAAGGTGGGGTGATTCTCTACCTGATATCGATATAGATGGTATGATGGAGAAGGTTGCGGCAGCGAAGAGTTTAGTCGATAACTTCGAAGAAGATCTTAACGATTTCGTGACCGGCGCTGTCAGTAATATTGCGGGTGCGGCAGGGGATGCGTTAAGTGATGTAGCAGGTGCAGTAGAAGATAAGTTCGATTTCTGTAAGGATGTACCTAATATCGAAGCGCCGGAAGTCAGTCCTGAAGGCAAAGTAGAAAAGGTGAAAGTCAAAGCCGCGGAGCCTACCGTAGCTGCAGATATTCCAAAGAAGGTAGAAGAAGTGGTGCCGACCGTAATCGAGAAAGAGAAGGAGCCTAGCGTGAGTCCTAAGGTCGATACATCTGCACAAGATCTACATCGCGCGCGAGAGTTCCGAGCTCAAGAATTAAATCATTATCGTAATAAATACTCAGAGCTACTTCGAGAAAAAGGATTCGAAGTACAACGAATTCTCAGACAGGGCGGAGGATCGAATGATACAGAATTTGCTGCCAGAGATAATGACGCAACTTCGTTTAAGAATAGCCGAGGATCAGTAGGGAAAGAAGCCACGAAGGCCGCGGCAAAAGGAATAAGTCTTATTGACTGGTACAACGCTGGTAAGATTAGAAGAAAAATGGCGAAGGGACTAGTCAAGAAATATCTTATTGCACACTCTGAAGAATTAAAGTATGACAAATATAACGATCAAATTATGGCGATTAATCACGCGGTTGCTTATGGTGCTTATATGCCGAATGGACTTGAAGGTGAAGCAAAAGAACGTGAAGCTTTCATGAATAAAAAAATAGTCATAGTCAAAGAAGAAGGTGATGCTCTTGTTGAAACAACTCCGGGCGGCCACGATGGAGTACTTACTGGTTATGTCGCAGTGATAGAAAAACATAAACAGATTATGGCTGATCTGCAAGCCTATAAAGCATAATCATTACCGGCCATTACAAATTGAGAAATACATTTCACATACCATACCTGCTCAAGTTCATCACTGCATATTCAAATTGTCTTCGAAATCTCGCGCGAGATTTTTCAGCTTTGAAACCATGAAAGTATTATAAATAGATTATATATGTCAAACATACTTTCAGACTATAATAAGGAAAGGTCTTCAAATGTTCTGAAAAGGAATCTTTATGCAGACTTGCCTTTAGGTGTTCAAATACATCCTAATCTGAAAGACGTAATTGCATTCAAAGATATCGAGGCGGTGAAGCAAGCTGTCCGTAATCTTATTTTAACGAATCAAGGGGAGAGGCCGTTTCAACCTGAGATTGGATCAAACATTACTGCTTTGCTTTTTGAGCCTGCAGATACTTTTACCGCGGTTGCTATTCAAAAAGAAGCTCTTCGTGTTTTAAAGAAGTTCGAACCAAGAATAACAAATATTAACGTGCAGGTTTTTGATAACTCTGATAGGAACGCTTATCAGATTACGATATCATTTAAAATCATCTTTTCAGATACTCCCGAAGAAATTAACTTTTATTTAGAACGACTTAGATAGACATGAAACAACTTAACGTAACAGAACTCGATTTTGACAAGATTAAAAGCAATCTAAAGGATTACTTGAAAGAGCTTCCTGGCGGTGAATATCAAGACTGGGATTTTGAAGGCTCAGGTCTGAATCAATTACTTGATGTTCTGGCGTATAACACGCACTATAACGCTATCCTTGCGCATAACACCATGAACGAGTCTTTTATTGATTCGGCTCAGATACGCGGTAACGTTGTTTCACGTGCAAAGCTTCTTGGTTATGTTCCGCGGTCAGTTACTGCACCAAAGGCAACACTTTCAATTGCATTTCCGGGAGATATAAATGAAAGTAGAGATACTTATTCTATTACGTCTGGTCTTAAGTTTACAACGATTGTTGATGATGTAACATACACATTTATAACGATTGAAGATTACACCACACAGCTTGATACAGTAAGTGATTCATATGTTTTCCCCGCCGTTGAAATTTATCAAGGTCGGATTAAGCATAATAAGTACGTTGTAGATGAGGGGTCGATTAATCAGAATTTTGAGATTAACGATACAACGATCGATATCTCTCAATTGAGTGTTGATGTATATGATAATAGCAGGTCGAACGCGTTCCAGTCATACACAAGATTTGATCAAATAGGAGATGTTGGACCCGACTCAGCAGTTTACTTTATTCAAGAAAACTACGATAACCATTATGAGATTTCTTTTGGCGATAACGTTTTCGGCAAAAAACCCGATGCTTTAAATATTATTGATTTTAAATATTTGAGTACATTTGGTGCTGATGCAAATAACGCATCGATCTTTGAATGGGCTGGTGTTGGAGCTTCTCCATCGTCGATCTCAACGATTTCAAAGGCATCAGGCGGTACTTCTCGTGAAGGAGTTGAAAGTATTCGATTTAATGCACCACTTTCATTTATAGCACAAAACAGAACAGTGACTATCGATGATTATAAATCAATCATTGGTCAAAACATCACAGGTATTCAATCACTTTCTGTTTGGGGCGGACAAGACAATAATCCTCCAGAATTTGGAAAAGTCTTTATTAGTGCTAAGCCCGTTGAAGATGATTTTCTGAGTGTGCAGACAAAGGCTGATATCATGGATTTGCTAAAAACAAAAAGAGTAGTTGCGATTCTGCCAAAAATAGTTGATCCTACTTTTACACGATTATACTTTGATGTTTTGCTTAAGTACGATTCAAATCGTACGAGCTTATCTCAAGGGCAACTAGAAACAAAAGTGCGAGGAGCAATTGAAGAGTTTAACGCTGAAGAACTACAAAGGTTCGATGGTGTCTTTCGTTCTTCTCAACTGCTTTCTCTTATTGATAATAGTGACTTTTCAATTCTTAATTCAGTTATTCGAGTGTTTGTGTATAAAACACTTGACATCGTTTATGCTAATCTTACTCCAATGCAATTGAATTTTGATATGACTTTATACGGTGATGAAGATGAAGATGAATCTTTAATGACTTCTGACCCGTGGGAATTTGGTGGTGTAACATATCGTTTAGCAGATGAAAGAAAAACTGATGGATCAGCAGGAAGAAATGTGTATGCTTATCGTGAATCATCTGCTGGAGAGAGAATTAAAGTATATAAATCAATTGGCACGTTATTTCTCGAAGAAGGCCAACTTAGTTTAAACGCGCTTCCTGTTGAGCAAAACGAATCAATTAACATTTACGTTTCGCCTTCTTCAAATGATATTGTTTCAAAACGAAACAATCTGCTTTCAATTGATATTCAGAAAACATTTATAGGTGCTGAAGTTGATGCTATAGCGGTCGCTGGTTCTTCTGGAGCAATTGACTATAATACATTTAATCGACATCGCTAAGAATGTTGAAGGTAGCTATTAAAATTTATGTCATATCATTCTTCATCGGGCAGTAGTTCTTCTGGATCAAGTAGTTCTTCTGGATCAAGTAGTTCTTCTGGATCAAGTAGTTCTTCTGGATCAAGTAGTTCTTCTGGATCAAGTAGTTCTTCTGGATCTTCGAGCAGTAGTTCATCACCCACTGTCTCTGGGGCAGTTTATTATTTACAAGGTGAAAGCAATAGCGGGAATACGTCCGGAACCGTGGGTTATTTTTATCCTCTTTATACCGATGAGTCATTGATTAGCGGAGCATATCATTCTCATACATTTACAGGATTGAACCAGGTATTTTATATGCCTTCAAATGAGATGAATCATGGAGTTGCAAACCCACCGTCATTCGCGTATTATGGTAACTTTACGTATCAAGAGTATGCAACCTATAGTGTTACTAATGACATAGTTTCATATACAAATATTTCAACTACACAATCTGCTATTGCAGTTGCGTCTGTCTCTGATTCTGTTGTTCCTCAAAACCTTGAAACAACTCGGACAAACACTCTTATACCCGAGCAGCTTATAGGTAAGGCACAAGGTCTTATTCATTTACTTAAAGATTATTACAATTATTTAAATGCAGAAGGCCTTCCTTCGTATGAAATAAATCTTATTCTCGATAATCACGACATTGATCGAGTTTCAGCAAAGTACATAGATAGTATTGGAAGAGAAATAGCGAAAAACGTGCCAAACTCAAAGGTGCTTGATCAAGTTTCTCTTTACAAAAAGATTGTTAAATTCTATTCAACTCGAGGATCAGAGGATAGCTTATACGCGTTTTTTCGTATTTTCTTTGATGAAGCTGTAACTGTAGTATATCCAAAGGAAAGACTATTTAAACTTTCTGATGGCGCGTGGAAACCCCGCGACGATAGTGAAGAAGTTGAAATCATTGGTAATCTTTTATCCGGCGATTTAAAAACTGAAGATAATAATACTCTCTTTAACGTTAATGATGCACAAGGAAACAAATTAGGTACCGGTCAACTATCTAGTTTTGTTAATGTTGATGCATCTTTCGATTATGATAATATAGAAGAAGGTTTACAGATTGCTTTTGATAGTAAACAAAATGCTACAGACGCCACTTGGATATCGAATACTGATTATCCTTGGGTAGGGAATATTCGAGGAAGTGTTACATATAATGAAGAAATCTCCGAATTTGTTTTTCCTGGAGGAGACAATGATTATATTAATCTAGGCACAGTTGGAAATCAGTCTTCAGGGCTTGTTACAAATGACCACACCATAGTCGCAAGAGTAAAAAGAGAATCACGCGGTAGGCAATATCAAGGTATGTTTTCAGCTTCACAGATTTCGCAGGATCGTGCAGGTCATGAATTATACATAGATCGAGATACAGGTAAATTAGGTCGACAATTTGTTGATATCGATAATCCAATGATCGTAGCAGATGGAAGCAATATCCGTATTCGTAACTTTAAGTCGATGAACAATTGGCGAGGAAACTTAGGAGATACTGCATCCTCTGGAGAAACATATTATAAAAACACTGCATACGCTAGCGGCACTGGACTATATAACGGTAAACCGTTTTATGTAGATAACATTTATTACTTTGGCGCGACTTCGACATCGCTCGCAACACCATACACCACTTGGGACGAAAATACGGGATTCGGCACTGTAGAAAATTGGCCGGTTGCTAAAATATATTATGATGGGAATAAGTGGGTGTTTAAAGGCGCAGCAGTGTGGAATTTAATAACACAG